CCGCGGGCGATGGGCAGTACGTGGTCGATGCTCAGTCGGTCTCGCAGCGCTGTCGCGTGCGGGTCGATCGGTCGGTGGCACAGAGTGCAGGTCCAGCCGTAGGTGTCGGTGACCAGCTGCCGCAGCCGCCGCCGATCCCGGCCCTGCCAGCGTGTCCTGCTCATACCCCAGAGTATACCCCCTCGATCAAGCACCCCGCAAATCCATACCCCTGCCACAGGCATACCGGGGTCGGACAGACACCCCCGTCCGAGAAGTCCCCGTCTCCCACAACCCAGCCTGGTCCGGGAACAGTGAGCAGGGTCGGAGGCGATAGCCCGTCTCCACCACGCGGCGATCGGAGGGGCCGCCCCGTCGGGGCGGCGGCCCCTCCCGGGCGCCGTCGCCGTCTTGCTTTCTTTTCAAATTACAGAGGGTTCATCTAAGGGAGAGAGAGTCTCCCTTATGGAGACTCTCTCCCTTAGGGAGATGCTATGGCTAGAACACTGTTCCGCATGGGAGTAGCCAGGTATGCAGCAGTACGCCGGGCCGAACCCCTGGATCGTCCATGCGGAACGGTGTTCCGGGGTGCCGGATATGGGGCAGTGGAGCTAGCGTTCCGCATGGTCAGAAGAGCGGATCGGCGCCGGCCCGGGCACTATCCGGGGTGCCGGGCGGCTCGGGCCGGGGATCCTCTAGCCCGTCCATGCGGAACGGTGTTCCGTGAGGATCGGTGTTCCGCATGGGAGTAGCCAGGAATCCCTGCGGGCACTGGCCAAACACGGCGTGGTTGTAGGCGTGGACGGCCTCCGCGTCGGCCTGGTCCAGCACGTCTAGGAGGGCCTCGCACGACGCCGCGAGGGCTTCGTCGCCGGGCAGGGCGCGTTCGATGGAGCGGCGTAGGTCGATGACGCCCCAGGCGGCCGTGTGGATGTGGGAGATGATGCGCAGCGCGGCCAGCTCGGAGTCCGGGGCGCCGCTCGGTGATGGTGATTCCATGCTCTGATTCTACTCCGGGCACGACTAATGCCCCCTACCACCGGCGGGGGCTGTCTTGGCGGTATTCGACTATGGGGCCGGGCGGCTGCGGACGCCCAGTCGGAGGATCAGGCCATCATCACCGGGCGAGTCGCATAAGCAGGCGTCCCTCTGGGTCCCTGGCTTCCTGCACGCTGTAGGGGTCGGCGTGGGGGTACTCGGCTTCGAAGATACGAGCCAGCTGCCAGCCGTCCCAGCCGGGGACGGGCCGTGTCATCATCCGCGATACCTGGCCGGGGGAGTAGCCCCGGAGGCGGATCCGCTCCTCCGTCTCGGAAATCTCCGTCGGCGTGTAGACCGCATCGCACGGCCTCCGCGGCGTCTCCGGCTTCGGGGGATCCTGCACTGCGACCATAGAGGGGGCCGTGTGGACGGGCTCCGGCGGCTGGGGTGCGTGCTCGATCTTGGAGACCCGCTCCCTGTACGCCTTGTAGCGGGAGACGGCGGCGTCCTTCTTGCGCTTGACCCACTCGCGGAGGTTGATCCAGGCCAGGTAGGCTTTCTTGTCCACGCGGATCCACGACGGGCGCGGGCAGCCGTCGGGGCCGATCCCGCCCCGCTCCCAACTGATAAGCCCGGCGGATTCCAGGCGCTTGAGGCCCTCCCGGGCCCACCGGTCGGTGATATGGGAGGCCATGGCGACCTGGTAGGCGGTGGTGCGGCCCTCCGCCGCCTTCGACGGCAGGCACACGGCCAGGCCCTGCATCGCGTAGGTCATGCACCGGTCGAACCCACCCCAGCCGCGCTGGGCGTGGGAGCGGGTCAGCGATGTCAGGGGCGCCCTGGCGTTCATGCCCTCATGCCGGCGAGGGCTCTTGTTCTTACTCATTTGCGTTCTCCTTTCAGGCGGAGTGGTGAATCCCAGTCTACACGCTCGCAGTGGTGGGGGTCGGCGTCTACCGGGCCGGAGGCCTCATCGAAATCAGATACCCAAAGGGCCGGCCATCCGTCCGTCCCCTTCGGGAGCTGGACGGAGACCTGGCGCCGTCCACGCGCTACGTGCTCCCGGCGCCAGCCATCGCGGTCAGTATAGGAGCCGTCGTGTACGACGCCGATGGCGACGGTGGTCAGCTTGGCCGTGTACGGGCCGTGGAGTCTTTGGGCTTCGGGGATCGCCCGGTACTCCGGGTCGAACCATACCAGCCCCTGGGAGCGGCCTTCCTGGCGGAGGCGCTCCCACGCCGTGCGGGCCATGTACCTGTAGGCGGCCAGCTGGTCGGGGGTGACCACGATGCTCGCGCGCGCACGCTCCTGCTTCGCGGCCTCACTGAAGTTCTGTCGATAGTCGCCCATGTCGGCGGCGCCATGGAAATCATGATTGTCATCCATGCCCATAGTATAGCCCGTTCCGCATGGCGCCGTCAAAACAGCAAGAGCCCCCAAGCATTAGCGCCTGGGGGCTCTTGTGCTCTAGCAGCATCTAGCAGGGCCAACCGTCATCGAAATGGCAGCGGAACATACCTCCGAGAAGCCATCCGAAATACCTCCAACTCATCGTCTCACCTCCTATCGTCATTCTCCGGTCGTGTCGGGCCGCCACGGGTAGTCCCCCGGCGGCAGCCCCTCGCTGAACCTCGCCCAGAGCAACAGGTTGGGCACATCGACCACTACGTGCCGGTAGCCGCTCGGGAACCTCAACTGAGAGGACATTTTGAAATCTGCGCCGACGGGCCATACGCCCCTGGCCTTCTTGTAGGCTATGGAGCTGCCCGGGTAGGTGCCGGCCGGGTGGGTCTCGATCGTCGGCGTCGGAGGGAGCCCCGAGTAGCACTCCCCGTCGGACGGCGGCATCAGAGCCTCACGGACCAGCCAGCCCTGGGCGGCCGCGAGGGCCAGGCGCAGCGCCCAGTCGGGCGTGGTGCACACCCTCCGAACCGTCACCCTCGCTGCGCCGCCCCTGGCGTGGGCGCGGCCGATGTCGGCGAGGGTGACCGCCATCCGGTGCACGACCCTGGCCGTGCGGCCGACCTTCATCACCGGCGCCGCCCTGTGGGAGCGGGACGACCCCTTCCCCCACGTGCACACCGTGTCACGGCTTATGTTCTCTATCTCGGAGATGTCGGCGTAGGTCAGGCCCATCGCGGAGAGGGCCCGGACGGCGGCCTGCAACTGCTCCACGTGCTCGGGAGCCCCCATGGTCACTCGCCTCCCTCTATCTCGGAGTCGCGGAGGGTCCAGCCGTAGGCGTAGCCGTAGACGGCGGCGGCGACGGTCAGTACGACCCGCCACGGGGCGGAGCCGGTGGTGACGGCGATGAGGGTGAGCACCAGCCAGGCCAGGCCAAGGAGCGCCACCATGAAAGGGGTTCTCATTTCAGGAGTCCTATTCTCCGGGCGTAGTCGTCGCCCAGTTCGCTGTTTCTCTTGATCCAGGCTCTGCGGAGGTTTTGCAGGGATTTCAGGCCTCCGGGGCGGTGCTCCACGACGGAGTCGGGGAGTGCGTCCAGCACGTCGTCCAGAGCCTCGATCCCCCCGAGCGTGTACCAGGCCCGGCCCGTATCGGTGAGGGTTTCCTGCTCTATCGCCCTGGGATCGCGCAAGAGGCCGTCGGCGTTGTCGTCGTAGGCGGCGGAGATAGCCTTCGCGGCATCGCAGAGCACGTTGCGGATCGGCCACGTCTTGCAGCCATAGCAGTCCATGGCCCGGGCGACGGCGAAGCCGGCGCCGGCCCAGTAGACGGCCCGTTTCTCGGGCGAGTCCCAATCGCGGAGGGAGCGCGCTGTGAGTTTCATTTGATATACCTTTCCAGTGTCAGGTCGTATACGCAGTGGCAGGCGTCGTAGTAGTCCTCGCCGGCGCCGGAGATACGCTCGGTCAGGTCGGACAGGTCGCACATGAACCGGGCTCCTGTGACGTGGAGGGCGCCCCCGGCGGCGGTCAGCTGCGCCGGGGAGTAGAGCCCGATCGGAGCCCCGGCGGAGTCCCCGATGGAGATGCGCCGGGCGCCGATGGCGCGTGGGAGGTTGATTACGTAGGAGGCGCAGTGGGCGGCGAAGATCTCGCCGGCAGTGCGATCCCAGGGGCGGTTTATCTTGAACATCACTCCGCCTCCTTCACGGCGCGTTCGTACCAGAGCGTCAGGTCGCACGTGTACTCGCAGTGGTCTATGGGGTTGAAAACACAGAAGAGCAGGGATATGAGCCGGGTGTCCGGGTGTCCGGGAGGGATCGGGGCGCCGGTGAAGGCGTCGATCATCGCGAAGGGCGCCTCAGGGTCCCACCATGCGGAGTCTCCGTCCAAGCCGGCTTCCAGCGCCCGTTGGACGCGGTCTGCTTCAGCTTCGATGACGCCTCCGTCCTCGATCAGGTAGTCCAAGACGAAGTCCCGGATCGAGATGCGCTCGGAGTATTCCATTTCATTGTTCCTTTCCGGTGTGGTAGCGGGGTTTGGGGAAACGTGGCCATGTCAGGCCGCGGACGGTGGCTGCGTGGCCTCCGGGCATGTGCCGGATAGCGGTGTGGCGGCCTCCGAAGTGAAGGTCGGTCCGGTAGACAGCCGAGTCTGGGTTGCCGACCAGGTAGCCGTCACGGTCGTAGTAGCAGGTCCCCTCGTAGCCGACGGAGGCGGCGTGGCGGGTGTCCTCGCAGATGCGCCTGTAGGCGTCCGGGAGTATCTCGGGGTGGAACTCAGGCATGTCGGGAGCCTCCCTTCGCGGCCCAGCGGCGCCACCACGCCATGAGGGGCGCATCCTCTTCTACGAAGCCGGGGGCGGCCAGCTGGGGGAGGGTGTCGAAGACGAGGTCCAGCCAGCGCGTCACGCCGTACGGGAGCCCGGGATCCACGTTGGGGTGGTAGTCCACCATCGCCAGGGGGTCGTCGGGGTCCCACCTGATGACGGCGGAGCCGGAGGCGACGGTCAGGTCCTGGACGGTGACGCAGTACATCCGGAGTGCCATTTTCGTTTCCTTTCGGTGGGGTCCCGGCCCCCGGGAGGGGCCGGGACGGGGTTTCTTCTAGAAGCTGTCGTCTCGGATGAGGATGGCCAGGTCGGCGAGGGCCTCATCGTCGTACCAGCCGTCGTCGGCGGGTACCAGCTCGGCGAGGATCCGTACCCGGGCTTCGTCGGGGGTGATCCCGGTCTGTTCGGCGAGCCACCATGCGGCGTCCAGGCGGGTCATGTCCTTGGCTCTGGGGGCTTCGTAGAGGTACATTCTCGGTTTCCTTTCGTATCGGCTCCGGGGCTTCTCCCCTTCGCTGTACCTATAGTCTACTCCGTCCGTGGTACGCTGTCAACTCGGGGTGGAGTGATCGTGGCCACAGTCCGTGGGGAGGGTCACCGGGGGTATGGGGGAGCCCCCCGCCGGGGCGGGGGGCTCTGGGCTAGGAGACTCTCCTGATGTAGTTCCTGAGCTCGATCAGGTCGTTGGGGTCGTAGAGGCCTTTTTCCCTGTGGAGTTCTCGCTTGAGCCAGTCTCTGGCGGCTTTCTCGGAGATTCCCGTCTCGTCTGCGAGCCAGGCTGTGGACTCGTGCAGGTCGCTGGTGAAGGTTCTCGGGAAGATTCCCCTGTTGTCTCGCATTTCAGTTTTTCCTTTCAGTCCCGGGGGGCTTTCCCCCTTGCTGTACCTATAGTCTACCCCACCCGTGGCATGGTGTCAAGCCGGGGGTGGGGTAGATTCGTGTGGGGTCGGTCACTCTCCTAGGCCGCGTTCGAGCCGGGAGAGGCGGGCGTCCACGACTCCTATCTCCTGAGAGAGGCGCCGGAGGGTGCCGGCGTGCTCGTCCCGGAGGGCGTGGACCTGGCCCTCCACGCGGGCCAGGCCCTCCGCGAGGGACCGGCCGTCGCCCTGAGGCTCCATCCGGCGGCGCATCGCCCGCAGCTGCCTCCACACGGGGACCAGCCCGGCGAGGGCCGTCAGGACGCCGGCGACGGCGGTGAGGATCGGAGCGACGTGCTGCACTACTGGCCGCCCCCTCCCGCCGTCGGCGCCGGGGCCGGGGCCGGAAGCTGGGCGACGTGGA